ATGATGTATCTTTAAATGATTCTACTTCATATGTAGAATTACCAGATACTAGTACTAGAATTTTTCATGGTGTAGCAACATTTAATTTATATACGATGTTATTAGATCCAAATTACTATACAAAAACGGTTCTAGATATTAATCTAGAGCAAAAACTTGTAGATAATTAGTTCAATACTCAAAAAGTATTGAATTCTAAAATTAAATGAAAACGGAGATATTCACAATGTCAGACAAGATTGTAGTTAACTACAAATATAAACTCAAACCAAATAAACATCAACGATCTGTACTGTGGAATATACTTCAAAATTGTCGACATCAGTACAATGAAGGACTTGAACTTTGGTCTGAATGTTGGGAATGTTGTCGCGTTGGATTAAATTATTTCTTGCTTAACGATTATTTTAAAGATAAGTATACAAATGTTTACTCTCAAGTCAAACAAAATGTTAACAAGCGCCTCGAGACAGCGTTCAAAAACTTCTTTGCTAAACATTCTAGATACCCGAAGTATAAGTCAGCAAGACAATATCGATCATTCACTTATCCTCAGAAAGGTTTTCAACTTGATAAAAATTTTAAATACGTTAAATTGTCTGGTATTGGTAAAGTAAGAATTGTATACTCTCAGCCGATCGTTGGTAAGATAAAAACCTGTACCATTAAGCTTTCAAAGACGAACGAGTGGTACGCGTGTTTTGCAATCGAAGTCACACCTGAGAATTTCTTTGAGATCCCAAAATACCCGAACAACAATGTCGTTGGGTTGGACATCGGTCTTAAAACGTTTGCTACGTTATCTGATGGTACCCAAGTCGAGAACCCGAAGTATCTACTCAAGTCAGAAAAAAAGCTTAAGCGAGCGCAACGGAGGTTGTCTCGTAAGAAGAAGGGTTCTAGTAATCGACGTAAACAATGTGTTAAAATAGCTAAGTTACATGAGCACATTGCTAATCAACGAAGAGATTTTTGTTTTAAGACTGCGCATCAGTTAGTTAATAACTATAATATCATAGTAATTGAAGATTTATCGCCAAAGTTTATGATCAAGAACCGTTGGTTGGCTAAAAGTGCATCAGATGTGTCGATCAGTCAGTTCTTTAACATATTAAAATACGAAGCCTTCAAGCACAATACTTTGGTTGTTGCGGTTGACCCAAAGAACACGAGTCAACTCTGCAGCAACTGTAAACAAATTGTCCCAAAAGAGTTGTCAGAGAGAATTCATCGGTGCCCCTATTGTGGGTTAACCTGCGATAGAGATGTCAACGCAGCTGTTAATATCGTTGACCGGGTACCCGTTGAATTTAAACTGACGCACACTCTTTTGAGAAACGGTACCGCAGGGACTGCGGGAACCTATACGCCTGTGGAGACTGGTGCCTCTGGTTCGGAGACGGGTGTCTCTGAGTTAAGCTCAGTTGTTGAAGCAGGAAGACTACGATTCGAATGTAGTTAGTCCAACTCAAATCAAAAAATCATTAAAAAACAAATTTAATCGTAGTTAGTCCAAACAAAAATAATTAATAAAGAGATTTAAAAGAGGGGTGTTATAATACATGCCAATTCATGCAAGTCCTGGTGTATATTTTGAGACTATAGATTTTTCATTATATGCTCCAAAATTATCTAAGACTATATTAGCATTAGCTGGTAAGACACGGAAGGGACCTACTGAACCAACATTTGTATCATCTGTTCGTCAATTTGTCGACTTATTTGGAACTCCTAGAGTTGGTGAGTACAGTAGTCTTGCGGCTATTAGCTTTTTGGAATTTGGTAGTTCTCTGTGGTTTTCTAGAATTGTAGGTCCTAACGCAAAGAAAGCTTCTGCTAATATTCCAACAGCACCTGAAATTAAAGACGAGTTAGTAATGGTTGCAACAAACGATAATGCTTATATATTTAATGCTACTTTACAAAATTCACCAGTACCTGGAACTCTAGAGTTAAAGTTGGTTGATCCAGATAATCCTAGTAATTATGCTATAATTAGAGACGATGGTAATGGTTCTTTTCCTTTAACATTAAATCCAAATATTTCATTATATTCTAATTTTATAGATTATGATACTGGAGAATATAGATTTACATTAGCATCTGAACCGGCTAATGATTCAGAAATTTCAATCAAATATAATGTTGTAACAAAGAGTATATCCAATGAGAATATATATACTGTAGATGTTGTCGATGAGACTAGCCGTACATATAGCGGTATATTACCTCATCCTAATTTAGTTAATCTAAATAATTCGTTTAAATTAGAAATTATTACCAGTTCAAATATGTATACATTTACAGTTGAAGGTGAATCTATAAATAACAATTATTCATTAATTGGAGTTAATTCAGCTGGAGACATAATAGGGTTTGGAAGTGTTAATGCTGTAACTGGTGAGTGGGAGATTGTATTCTCCAGTGGTAATAATGTTGAAATTAATAATATATTTACAGCATCGTATGAATATAATACATTTAAGGTTAAGACTATTGGGGTAGTTGGGAAATTATCGCCTGATGGATATATTTATAGTAAATCATATATTGGTTCATTAAATACTGTTGTAAATCCTAATTCAGTATCGATATTAGTTAACGGAGAAGTAATTACTTCTGATAACGGTGAAGGAAGATTTATCGATGGTGTTATAACATCAGAAAATAAAGTAGACTATAATAATAAAACAATAGATATAGCTTTGGTATACCCTCTAAAATCAGGATATCAAATATTTGCAAACTATTTAGCAAAACATCAAGATGTTCTAGAAATTGTAAATGAGGCAAAAACTTCAGGCAGCCTTTCCCGCACTCTGTCTATGTCTCCAATAGCTAAAAAAAGTGTATATATAAAGATTGGTAATAATGGTGTATTAATAGATGATGGTGATGGAAGCTTAATAGGTACTATGGGAAATGGCACTATTGATTATAATACTGGAAATATCTCTATTAATTATGTAACTGATCTAAATGTTGGTGATATGATTACCGCTGAATTTCTATCTAGTATGGGTACCATAAGTGCCATACACCTAGGTGAATATTATAATGGTACACAAGTTAGGTTTACAAGGGATGATTTTGGAAATTATGGATTAGAAGTATGGGCGCCTGGGCTAAATATTAATCAACTTCCATCTGAAAAATTTAAAAATATTATTTTTAATGATCCTTCTAATCGTAATTTTATTACAAATTATATAATTTCCAATTATATTAATATAGAACTAGATGATGAAGCAGCTGGTCTTATTCCAGTATTGAATATGGTACTTAAATTAAGTGATGGATCTGATGATTATGAGAATATTTCCGAATACTCAGCTGTCAATGCTCTTTCTCAATTTGCTAATACAGAACAATATGATATTAATTTAATTGCATGCCCAGATTTTCCAGGCAATAAAACTGTTATCAATAAATTAATTAATATTTGCGAAAATGAACGGGGAGATTGTTTTGCTATTATCGATCCACCTCGAAATTTAACTGTACAAGAAGTAGTTAATTGGCACAATGGTGTTGGTAGATGGCTTAACGAGAATGCTTTGAATTCAAGTTTTGCTGCACTTTACTATCCTTGGATTCAAATATCTGATGAGTTTACAGAATCTTTGCAGTGGGTACCACCTAGTGTAAGAGTAGTAAGTGTGTTCGCCTATAATGACAGAGTAGCTGAAGTATGGAATGCCCCTGCGGGTTTAAACCGTGGTAGACTATTCAGAGTGCAAAAGACTGAGCGTCAATTAAATGTTTCTGATAGAGATTTACTTTACGCCACTGGAACTAATGCAATTAACCCAATATGTGATTTTATAGGTGATGGTATCGTTGTATATGGTCAAAAGACTTTACAACGTAAGCCATCTGCTCTTGATCGAGTTAATGTAATGAGGCTACTCATATATGTTACAAAGATATTGGCTACAGCTACTAGGTATCTATTGTTTGAACCAAATGATAGGCTTACATGGACTCTATATACACAAATGGTGGATCCGTTATTATCTGATATTAAGCAGAGAAGAGGCTTATACGAGTTTAAGATCGTTTGCGATGAAACAACTAATACTCCTAGTGATATAGATAATAATACTATGGTTGCCGAAGTATGGCTTAAGCCAACTAAAGTTGCTGAACGGTTAATTAACCGATTCGTAATTACATCAACTGGAGCTAGTTTCTCTGAGTTAAGAGTAGGAGAATAAATAGGGTTTAACCTAATCAACGACAGAAGTCGCCCACTTCTATAAGTGGGTGATGAATGTCGCTTGATGATAGAGATATAAATGCAAGTAAGAATTTGCTAAAATTAGTCATGTAATTGGTATATCTGGGGATGGAGCAGCCCTTTGAGCGTGGGTAATCTGGTAGCAGAAGCTATCTTGACCACGAAGCCACCACCTCTATAGGTGGGGGTAGTTCACTTAAACAAACTTAATATTAGAGAGAGAGTCTTCTCTCCCTTGCTTTAAAAATT